NCAAGAATATCCTCAATCGCTATGTCTTGACGGTACTTATAATTTTTATCCCCTTCGTGAGCTTTACTTAATTTTAACTTATGCTCGGCAGAAAGATTTTTACCTTTATGGGCTTTGCTAATTTTTTGTATTGATTCTTTAGTATGCTTTTTGCCTTTATTACCTTTGCTTATTTCCTGCCTTGTCTTTTCTGAATGGTGCTTACCCCACATTGAACCTTTATCTCCTGTTTTAGCTTCACTCATTTTTTGTCTTATTTCTTTTGAAAATTTTTTCCCTAAATTCCCACCCCTACAAGCCTTTTTGTGTATATTATAACATAAATTATTTTCCATAAAAGTATCAAGTATATATTGTTTATAAATTTTCAAATTATTATTAGTGCAATACTGCAATATTTTAAATTCAAAATTATCTTTTCCGTATTGATTGTAAGCAGATTGTAAATTTATATTTCCATGTTTATCTAATTTTAATCTACTAAAAATATGTCTCTTTATATTTTCTAAATCATTAGAGCATCCGATATAAACCATATTATCAATAAGACATTCAAATTTATAAATTCCTGGATATTTCATAATTTAATCCTCTCAACTTTAGAGTCCGATATATCAGCCGTTGACGGGGGAGTAGTTGGAGATATAACTCCTGTAGCTCCTCCTCCTCCCACAACTGCTGTAGTTGCATGTATATGCGTATTAAAATCACTAACAAGTTGATCGAATGCAGCTTTTAATTCATTAAATTTAACCGCAAAATCCTCACCCTCTAATATTACAAGTTCCTTATCTTTACTAAACTTAATATTGTCAAGCTCATTTTTCGGAGACTCAAATAAAATATGTGTATCGGGGTCACCATCGAAGCTTTTCGGAATATTGCCAGGGGTCTGTATCTCCCCGGCATTACCGAAATAAATCGGCCTAGTTCTGTCTCCATTTATAAATCCAACTCGTACCCAAGAATCGATTGCCGGAATGCTTATATTATTTGTGCTGCTAGGAGAGCATGTAAGAGCTCTATCGAAAGTATCAAATCCAAGCTCAGGGATAATTACAAGTATTTTTCCAAGTCCATCATTATCTTTATTATCTACGACCTGTCCGATATAATTACGATAGTATATTAGAGTCTCAACTACCATTTCGATAATATATTCTCTGTCATCAAGCTCTAAATTCATTACACAAATGCTCCTCCTGTTATAGTGTAATAATCTGCAATCTCTACATCCATCGTGTATCCACTGCTATCAATATTATGTGTTACTTTATTTACATAAAATGATATATCCTCTCTCAAAAAAAACGGAGGGAATCCGCTACCAAACCTCACCTTCATGGGAGTAGTCACCATCGGATTGCCAATCATTTTGGCTTTCATAGAATATCCGAGTCCCTGCGGCGCTGTAGTATCTGTAACTTTTATAAAGAATCTTTTAACATCTTCAAAATCATCTGCACTTAACCAAGTTTTCATAAGTTGCAATCGGCTTGAGAAATTCTTTTGTTTACGTAACTCTTTTTCGATAGCTTCCGGATTAAGTCTCCACGCCGTGACACTTTCTCCCTGTGTGACAAATCTCGTAAAAACCGGCTTGCCGTGAATAAGTGTAATTTGTACATTATCTCCATATCCGGAATCCCCTGCATGATTCTGCCAAGTTGCGCTTGATACATTCGGATTTATATCCTTTTCATCTGTAGTGCCTCTATAATTTAGTGTTATAGTATTCCCGGATATTGCGCTAGTTGTTTTTAGATTGAATTTTGACTTTTCTAATTTTTGGTAATCTATAAATAAACCGTAAAGATCGCCTTCCTCCGTGAATCCAATCCGAAATAAAGCATTCCATTCTCTACTCATCTTTAACAAAAATCTGAAATTACTTTCATTTTGTATTACCTGTGTATCTTTTGTAATCACCTCCGAACCTCTTGCAAAGTCTACTTCTATATTTTCTTCTTCAATATTCAATTTTCTAAAAACCTCTTTTATTACGGTTGTTTTATTTCCAACTCTAAAAACTTTGTTAGCCCTACCTCCACCCAAATAATAGCTGCCATAAAAATTACAATTGAAAATAACCGAACCATCTGATCCAAGTGTGCCGGATGGACTTTGAACTATTGCATATATACCTTCACGCTCAAACGCTCCTTGTACTTCATCTGGATTGCTTATGAACAAACTTTTTATTCCTATATCCGGAACCCGGTATCCCCATTTTATCTTTAACGGAATTCCTACTCTCAATTTTTTGCTTATCAAAAAATCCGGGTCATAAAAAGATATGCTGCCGCTTAACATCTTTCCCATTTCTTCAACTATATTAAAAGAAATCACATCATCACGGCTTATTTCAACGCCTTCAATATCAGTTTTCTTTTTAGTGTCTCCTCTAATTTCAACCTCAAAAAAGGATGTATCAAGGCTTTCCATACTTATCATTTTATAACCTATTCGGAATATTAAGAGTTTTTAAATCCCATAAATTAAAATAATTCTCAAATAAATCAAGAACATTATGTTCAAAAATTGTATAGATGCTAATTTCGGAGTCAGGGCCGAATACATTTTTGCGAGTTGCTATTTCGTCAAGAAATTCTCCCTCCCTAATATTGATTGTCTCTCTAGTTGTATATATAGGTATAGGTCTTATATCATTCATAATTGCAATCTTATCATCAATTATAAATGTTATTTTTTCCGTATTCAAATATCTCATATATTGCTTACCCCGGTTATTTGAGATTCTATAATATTATAATTATTTACAACTAGTCCGGTCAAGGCACTGAATTCACGGAAGGCCTCCTCTGCTTCGTATAGGGGAGATCGCTCATCAAGCTTCAGGGTCATGGAGACCTCCGTGTTTTCAGGATTACTGAGGTTATTTCTAAAATATTGTTTATGAGTAAAATCGCACTTTGTTACATAATATTCAAGCGGAACGCTGCCAATTCCCCAATTGAAAAGTACTTTTGGAGTTGATCTGTATTCTTTTTTTATTCCGATTTTTGAAAGTCCGGTTGCTTGATTTCGTAGTTGATCAAATTGTTTAAGTAACAATACATTTCCGATTGTATTATTTCGTTGTATTAGACTTAAAGTAAACGAGAGCTCTCTATTGCCTCCGCCTCCATATTGTATAGGTTTATAATTCAATCCCGGAATATCTATCTCTGCGAATATGATTTGTTTTGTATCCGTTATATCTCCTGGTTCAAGCGGACTCGTTATGAGTTGCAGGTTATCAAGATCAAACATAAACCAGGGGAGATAAAAAGGAAATTTCGGTAGATTGAAATTTAGTGCCATTAGTAACCTGCCCTTGTTCTCATTTCTTTTAGAGCATCTTTTTGGCTCTCAACAACTCGTTCTGCAACTACCCCAGGCTCTCCGGCACCATTTACATTTATAGTTACTTCATTTCTTTGATTAACCCTTGCTCCTAATTCAGTCGTTGCCTCTTTAACCATTTTGCCGGTTACCGGTGAGGCTTCCTCAATTTCCTTTCCCTCTTCAGTTATAATTTTTTTAGATTCTTTATACGTATTTGCAATAGTATTTACATAAGTTTTACCACGCTCAACAGTTCGTTTACCAAATTCTTTTGTCGTTTTTGACATCTCATCTTTAATATTTTTTAGAGCTTCAGCATCATCACTTATCCATGCCTTTAATAATCTCACCGATTGAATTAAAGCTTCTATGCCGAAAGCAATCGTATCTATAGTTTGAGCAACTGCATTCAAGGCTATTCTGAGGCTGCCCCCCACTATGACTCCAAGAATCTTAAAAGTCTTTGCGAGTGCTCCTGTTCTCTCTCCCATCAATCCGAGAGTCTCAAGCAAGCCTTTAAAGGTCTCCCATATATCATTAAGTGGCTCTGAAATATCCCCAAGTCCGATCATCACGCCGTCAACAAATTGCTTAAAAAATCCTACTATATTTGCAATAACCTCTCCAGCAAGATCGGCGACCGGTTCAAGACTAATCATTAGAAACTGAAATAGAGCAGAAAGTTTAAAGATAGCAATATTAATCATATCTGTTATGGATTTTGTTGATGTCCCCATGACTCTTTTTATTCCACTTATAAAACTATTAAAAAATGTCTTTAGTAAATTAACAAATCCTTTAATTGTTGCACCTATAGCCTTAAATATATTAACCAGCACACCTCCCCATCTGACAAACATAGCTCTATTATCTCTCACCCATGCAAGTATATTTCGGAGCATGGGCATTAACTCTTTTCTCAAAGGCCACAAAAGATTTCTTGATATTATGTCACCGGCAATTTTAAAAGTACGTCCGACTTCCGGAAGCCGTGACAAGACTTTCCGGATGCCTCCTATGGCAAGAGACACCACTCCTATTTTTGCCAACAGATTTGTAAAAGTTAAATCTCCTAATTTTTTACCGACCTTGCCAAATCTCTCTTCCATTCCCTTTGCAGCTTTTCCGGATTTACTCTTAATTGTTTCAACTGGCTTGCTTACATTTTTTTCCATTTTAGAGCCAATAGTTTTTGAGAATTCATCGAGCGTACTTGTCATGCCATCGATTGCATCTTGAAAAGGTTTTATGTCAAATGTAAGGGATACATCACTCATAATTATTATCTCACAGAAAAAATATTATTATTATAATTTACATCTTGAATAAAAATTTGCAAATGACAATTTCTGCATTCATAAAAATTTCCTTTGTAATCAAAAAGATTATTTCCGCAACAAAAACAAATCATTATTCCTCAATATAAATTATATTATTATAACTTAATGGTAAATTAAGTTTACATATATTATCAATATAATAAAAGCAAAATTTATCACAACATCCATAAGGGTTTAACGGACATGATTTTTCCATTATTTAAAATTACTCTCCATTTCTTTAATTTTTTTATTTTCGGTTTCTATTATTTTATTTACCTGATTGACTATAATCATATATGTATTCATATCCATATTCATTAATGTATTATAATCAAATAATCCTTTTGTAATTCTTGAAATCGATATAAAATCAGATATGAGCACTTTCTCGTTTATATCGATGCCTCTAATTGCATCATCTAACCATAACGGCCCAAAAAACTCTCCGACCTGGCCTAGCTCAATGACTGGAGAGTGTAGTCGAAAAAATTTGTGGTTTTCGGAATTATATTAAAAACCTTACCGCACTCCCTACAAGTTTTTTCAAAAGTATTTTTTAACCCATAATCGGTAAAGCCCTTGTTTAATCTTTTTAGAGTTTTGGCATCTTTTATATTTTGCAAAATATATTTCAACCAGGTATCTTTGAACTTCTTATCGTGCTCCTCACCGTTTATAAGTTTTACCGGTTGCGCAAATATTGCTATATCAAAATCATCCGGGCCACTTGTTTTTTCAGCAATTACACAATCTTCAAGGGTCGGAATAGTATAATCAATCGATTCAACCCTTATGAATTCTTCTCCGGTCGTGGCATCTGTTATGATTACAGATTTTTCAAAATCTACATGTATGAGATTAGTATCTTCCTCATAATATAGAGTTTCAAGCTGACTTAAATAATCGCTTGTATCATAGTCTTTTGTTTTCTCCGCCCTGATTATTGTTTCGCAAAGCGGGCAAGAATATAAGCCTTCAATGCCTTTCTCCTCACCGCAGTTGAACATTAGTGTTAATTCTTGCGCAAGTGGCACAGCGTTCATTATAGGAATATATTTAATCAATTCTGATAATGATGTTTTATCCGTCACATCATCTATTGCAACTATACAATATTTAAAAAAGTCTATGTATGCTTTAAAAGTGCCTCCGTTTTCCCTTGTTTTTTTTGCTTGCTTTAGCGCTTGAAGAGTTGGCTCTTTTAATTCAATTTCTTTATAAACTTTATCGTCTTTAAAAATCGGTACCGGTAGTCTCATGTTAAGCCACCTTTATTTTTTTTATGGTTTGCGGGGCTACCGTGATAACATATGTTGCAGCTACCAGGGAGCCGAAGTTTACCTCGGATTCTGTTTTTTTTGAGACCTGACACAATAGCCATAACTGCCTTCCGTATTCCACACCGTCCCCATCTTCCGCTATGAAGGTTGCAGTTTTGGTTTCTCGATTATCATTGAAGTCATCAAAGAATTGCATTGTTTTGGTATTTCTCTCTAAAACATACTCCACTTCCACCTCTGGAATAACTCTCGTATTTGCTGTGAGTGTAAACTCTTCAAAATATTTTGATACCGTAACTTTTTTTTGCTCAATATCACGGCCTCCTATTCTTAGTAGGCCGGGTATTTCTTCTCCATCCCATAATAAACGACCTTTCGCTACCATTGCACCTTCTTGCATTTTATTTACCTCCTAAATTTTTACTTAAATCAAAAGTCCGACATATATAAATATACTAGCTGCCGGAGCCGGATATGAGAAATGAATAGTTAAATTTCTCTCTCCCAAGTCTATTTTATCCTGAGGATTATTCTCAAGATCAGCCTTAACCTCATAATGATCATCAAATTTAGTTTTCTGATTTGGATCATCACCAACAAATGTCTGTCCAAAAGTTTGACCTTCTGGAGTTTTTCCATTGCTTCCATTTAACCATAGTTGCAATCCAAACTCTAATAATGCCATTCTACTTTCTTTAATCCTGTCAAAAGAGTTTGGCTCATTTTCTGTTCTCTTTAAAGAATCTTTGCCTGATACTTTTATGAAATTCCTCATCAAAATTCCATTTGCAAATTTAAAAGCATCATCATCCGAAGGTGTATACATACTCTTTATATATATACCACTACCCTGTATGTCTTGAATAATATTTACGCCAGCATTTACTACATCTGTACGTCTTTCATCATCCAGAAGTTGATCTCCTACAACTCCACTAACCGAATATAGGGGAGTATTAAATCTTGCCGGTATAACATGTATGCCATTTAATTCTATGCTTCTTATCCAGCATCCCATCACATGCCCGACATTCGGGATATGTCTCTTCGGAGCCAAGGGCGAGTTTGTATATGGATCAACTACTTTTAGCCAATTGGCTACAATAACTCCGATTACATCATCGCCACGTTTGAAATTATTTCCTTTAGTAATGAGTTGTGAATAATTTTGATTCTCCGGCAAAATATATAGCCATATCGGATTGTCTTCAGAACGCTGTTTGCAATATAACTCACCTGCCTTCTGTATTTCAATATCGGATGTCTCCGTATTGGCAAGCATACGTACAGGGAGTGAATCCATAGCAGTCAAATCCGCAGACCAATGAGCCGGGGTTGTAGGTGATGTCCCATCCGAACCGTTCGCCAAAAAAGTCTTCTCTGTAGTATCCGCAGGGAAGCTATCTTGCAAGACGGATGTACTTGACAAATCCTCAACTAATATCCATCTATTTTGTGAATGAATATTCTCTACATAAAAATCTGAAACTTCGGGCTCCATAGTACACCATATTTTTCCAAGCTCTTCTTCAACTTCATCTGAAATACCTCTGATATTTTTACGATGAGTTTTAAGTTGAAAACCTAAAACATTAACTACTGATGCGTCCGGAACTGCTTCCCCGGTTTCCGGGGTAAATATAACTTTTTTATTAGCTTCGTCAATATCAGTTACTTTTCGATACAAATCAGTGGTACTTTTGATTTCGATTATGTCTCCGATTCTAAAGCCTGTTATAGCATCGACTACAACCCATGTATCCGTTGTTAAACCTACACCATCCGTTGCAGTTATAAATCGATTGCCATTTATGATTTCAAAACCTGTTCGATTGCCTGCAACTCCATAATCTTTATTCTCTTTATATGCTGCTGTAATTTTTAGAGTATCCTCTGGGGTTGCATCTTGATCTTGTATGGTAGCATTCGCAGCCACGCCATCAATTTCGGTTCCTGTATATCCCACATGACCTTTGACATATAATGTGCCCGTACTGCCAATTATATTATCAAAAAATCCTTTAGCACAGTCCCAACCATACGTGGATTGATAAACCGCATCTCCAAAAATTTCTATAAAATCTTCAACTCTTTTGAGTTGCATTGCCATTTCATAATTTCTTTCAAATTTTCCTATCAAGCCGCCAATTAAAAAATCGCTAGCTTGAACTGTTAGCGTCTCCTTATTTGGAGCATTAGCTGCTCTAACTCCCTGAGTCCTTTGTAGTGTCATAATTATTTAACCTCCTTAATGATAAAATAATCTTTTTGCTGCAAAAAATCCGGATGCTTTAAATATTTGGCAGGGAATTCTTTGCATTCTTTCGGGCCGAATATAAAAATTTTCTTGCCGATAGTTAATTCAAATGTTCGATTATGCTTGAATATTATGTTTACGGTTTTTTCTGCAATTTTTTTATTATCAACCGCATCTTCGATTATAGCTTTTTTAAAACTATCCACCGGAATATTTTTTATTTCTTCCACTACGGCATCCGGCCATTCTTCAACTCTCTCAACTTTTCCATTTGATTTTTGTTTACCCATAATTATACCTCATTATCTATATTTACATCTACATTTATCGTAGTTGTTTTTGGCAACAGTATCTTATCCCAAACATCTTCTTTTATTGCAACCATAATTTCAAATTGAATTTTCGGGATAACTTTAATAGCCTCAGTCGATTTTATCTCGGTCGAATTTGAATCCCACTCAATCGTAAAACGCCTGCCATTTACCCATATCTTTTCACGATAAAATATTTTACGGCAAATTTCAGTAAGTGTTTCAAGCACACTTATTTCTCTAGCTTCACAATCAATTGTTAAATGAAATTTTTCATGTCGTTTTGCTTGTTCTTCAAAAAAAGTGTCATTTGTAAAATAATCCGTTATTCTATGTTCATGCTCGTTGACAAGCGGAATTGGCTCTATAAGAAGAGACTCTATATTGATTGAAGGTAAAATTATTTGTTGCTCATTATTGGTATATAAAACCGGCATATTTATATAAGTATTGGCATCCGTATAATCGTGCAATAATTGATCGCCATCAAATAAATCCGAAAGTGTTAATGTAGTGCTGCCGCTATAGTCCTTAACATGATGCACTTCCGAATTAACACCGTCATCAATCAATATAGATAGATACCGACTGAGATAAGGAACCGATCCGGTATAGGAAATACTATTATCACCTGTATTCCCGGAAATTTTACCGATAAAAAATCTATTTTTATATTTTTGATTTATCAGATAATCGAATTGCTCTTTTATTCCCTCAAATATATCATAAGGGAGATCATCCTTGCTTGCTACGAGATAAGACAAAACTATTACATCCGCATTATCTTTGAGAGATGTTATTCGCAATGTAGTTATAGTGTCTACATTCGATATGTCAAGAGTAATAGCAGTAAAGGCATTAAATAAAGGTAAATAATATTCGACAGACCCAAGATTTATTTTGTATTCAAAATCGGAGCCTTTCTTGTATAGTATCTGGCCATAACCCAACGAATAACAATGCAGTACGAGTTGATCATATTGAGATACATCGACATTATACTCTTTTTCTATATATTGATTTATATCAGTAAATTTAAAATATATTGATACACTATTATCTCCGGCAATATAATCAGGTATAAGATTCTCTCCGATTATACTGGCACCACCGCCAACATTCCATCCGGTTGTCTCTGATATGTTATCAATTATTAACTTCATTATTTTTTTTCTTTATACTTATCCAAAATTGATAAATCTTTTTTCATTGCATAATTTACAATCAACTCTTTTATTTCCATCAACTTTTTTTTCTGATACTTTTCCCATCCGAAAATCTTCATGGCTATTAAGGCAGCCGGCCTTTTCGGAATTCTCCATACATGCAATTTGCCATCCTTGCCGTACCGGGACATCAGAGCTCCCATTGTATGTATTTTCAAGAGTACATCAAGATTGAGGTTTGCTTTATGATGCTTTTCTTTGCGAGCCTCAATTCTTATTCCCTTATTATCCTCTACTCTTTCATAAACATTAACCAGGCTATCTTTTTCGCTTTTACCTTTCCCGAAAAGCGGAGTTCGGGGCCTGGGATAACCCATTCTCTTTTTTTGCTTTACGGTCGAATTTACCAGCGGAGTTAAGCCAAATAAATTTTTACTTAATCCGTCCCGGAAAATCTTAATAAACCTATCAGCATCCGCACGTCCAACGCCCCTGAGGAATTCCTCATAAGGTTTTGATAATGCTCTAATTCTTTTAATCTTTTCATAATAACTTTTATTAAATACAATTTTCATTCCTTACTCAAATTAAATGTAATATAATAAAAATCATTCGCATGATTACCAGCCCTGCCCTTTTCATTTATCAAAAATTTCTCACCGCTGATTTCAATATGTGAAACTATAGCATCAATATCTTTAAAATCAATACTATAATCTTCCCATGTCAGTTTGGCTGTATAAATCAAAAGAGTCGATTCCTCAAATAATCCGGCCTTCTCGATTTCACGCCGTGACGGATTATATGTCACAGGAAAAGCATACATATCAAAACTTGCTGGCCCGGATTGTATTATGGAGCCATATTCATCTCTTACAATATCAGACTCTTTTTTTAAAAATATGTTTATAAGTTGCCCACGTTCGTTTATTACATTACGAGCTTCTATTTTTGCATATTTCACTTCAAGGTTTACTATATCTACTTTTGTCATTATGTCTCCTGCGATTACAAATATTAAAAATAATATCATCAAAAACCATAATATTATAATAACCCTCATACTGCATTGCCTTTTTTGTTATATATATTTTTTGTTTCCAATAATAACTCTGCTGAATTATTATATATATATTCAGTTATTTTTTTATAGGATTCTTCTATATCATCACTATTAAAACCTCTAAATTTATTACATCTTGCGGGAAATACGGATAAAACTTTTTCATCTTTATCTATTTCAAAAGCAAGAACCCACCCAAAAATGTGTAATATAAAATTAACAAATAATACTAATCCTGTACTTCTAAATTCTTCCCAACTCTTTTTTTTCATACTGCATTAACTCCGGTCAACTGATTTCTCAGTAGAGCATTTATCCTGCGCCTCAAATCCTGCTTATAGCTTGTATACATAGCCCTGTCACCATAATTTTTTGACCAACCTTGCACCGATATGCTGCCTCCGCCTGTCACATTTGCAACTTCATTCAATACATATTCGGATGCTTATAATATTATAGCTCTTTTTTCGCTATTTGTCAAAGAACCTCCGACTTTATATATTACCTTAATATTTTTCTCCCCTTTCCGGAAAAAACTATATTGAGATAATACTAACATTCCGTATGGAGTCAGAGTATAATTCAATCCTACGGTCTCTCTTATTGCATCTGATATAGTAGAGTAATCAATGCTTATAATTTCATTTATTTGTCTATATCCTAGCAATAATGTATTAGTGCCATCTCCGGAAAGATATTCCGTTATAGTCGACTCCTCATCAAGCTTACGTCCGAGACGTTGTTCAATATTTGTAATGGCCTCTTCTATATAGTCATCAACTTTACTTTCTGGCATTTCCGTACTTGATATGCAAAAGTTAACAAGCTCATCATATATGTCTTGCGCTACTGGCATTGTCATTTTATTTTATCCTATTAAAATGGATTAAATTCGTTAACAGCACACAAAATTAAACCTATTATTATAAATATAAAAACAAGACTTCCCAAAAACATCCATAACCAAAAATTCCATGGACATGTAAGTAATCTTATAATTATTATAATACTTATTATTAAAAGCCAAAAACAAATCACTTTTTATCCTCCATCTTGATTTCAATTTTTTTTAAAAACTCAATAATCCATTCCAAATTTATTCTTGTCTCATATATAAATTTTTCGCCTTCATCTTTAAATTTAAAAAGTCTATTAAATTTTGCATCATAATCCACTACAAGACGGCGCAACAAAAACTTGCAAATGCCAAACAGACCGATACTACCGAAAAGAACAGCACTGATAACCAATATAATTTTTGATAATAAATCTTCCATCTCATTTTTTACATTCCTCACGCCTTTGTTTTATATTTGTTAAAGTCTTATTTATAGAGCTAACTATATCAATTGTTTTTCCCGTCCGAAAAGAATTAAAGCAAACTGCGAGACGTTGTTGTTGATCCGGATAAGTATTCTTCATATGCGAATCACTCATACATCTGCTAATGAATTTATTTTGATTTTCTCCGCCTTTTGGTTTTGGTACTGTCATTTATCCTATCCCATAATAAGTTATTTGTATAGTAGTTGTATTGAAACCATTAGAATCATCAATATTTTCAACGCCAATAAAAAATTCATCATTAGTTTTTGCAGCAACTTGTGTAACAATTGAAGTATTTCCGGGCTCATTTTTAAAATCATTATCCATTCCAGACTCAATCAAAACTTTAAAGTGACTGCCGGTTTCAGTTGCAACAAACGTAGTTGTTATTTCAAATGTTGTTGCCGTTAAATTTGTTATAATATATTCTCCATCATAATTCGTTGTATCCTCAATTATTATTCGCTCATTTGTAACAGTGTCTACGTCA